AAACGGATATTAAATAATAAAGGAATTTATATATGTCAATAAAAAGTGTTTATGTTTGTGATAATTGTAATAAGGAACAGATTTTTAAAACATCTCCCATACAATTGCCAAAAGAAACAGAAAATCCTTTTATACATTTACATAATCCAGATTATTCTGGTGAGCAACATTTTTGTAATACTGAATGCATGTACGAATTCATAAATAAAGAAAAGGAGACTAAATGAACGAACTACCAACCCTATATCAAAATTTTATACATTTAAGCAGATACTCACGATGGTTGGATAACAAGAAACAGAGAGAAACATGGAATAAAGGATTAAAACGGATATTAAATAATAAAGGAATTTATATATGTCAATAAAAACGGCACTTGTTCTTGGAGCAGGAGGTTTCATAGGAAGTCATTTAGTAAGAAGATTAAAAAAAGATGGTTATTGGGTACGAGGAGTTGATTTAAAACTTCCAGAATTTTCTGAAACTGAAGCGGATGATTTTATTGTTGGAGATTTAAGAGATATTATATTTTGTAAACAAGTTATAGATAAATCTTTTGATGAAGTATATCAACTAGCAGCAGATATGGGAGGAGCAGGTTTTGTTTTCACAGGTGATAATGATGCTCACATAATGCATAATTCGGCTATGATAAATTTAAATGTGCTAGAACTCTGTAAAGATTATGTCCCTAGTCTAAAGATTTTCTACTCTTCATCAGCTTGTATGTATCCAGAGCATAATCAACTTGATCCCGATAATCCTAATTGTGCCGAAGACTCAGCTTATCCTGCTAATCCTGATAGTGAATATGGATGGGAGAAACTATTTAGTGAAAGACTATACAAAGCTTACGAAAGAAATTATGGGTTGGAAGTTCGTATTGCAAGATATCATAATATTTTTGGTGAAGAAGGAACTTGGGCAGGTGGTAGAGAGAAAGCTCCTGCCGCTATGTGTCGTAAAGTAGTTGAAGCTAATTCTGAAATAGAAATGTGGGGAGATGGAAAGCAAACAAGGTCTTTTTTATATATTGATGAATGTGTTGAAGGAACTATCAGACTTATGGGTTCTGATTATAGTGATCCAGTTAATATAGGTTCTGAAGAAATGGTGACGATTAACGAACTAGCAAAGAAGGTAATGAGAATTGCAGGAAAAGAATTAGACATAAAACACATAGCTGGCCCAGAGGGAGTACGAGGAAGAAATTCAGAGAATAGTTTAATTCAAGAAGTATTGGATTGGTATCCTTCTTTACCTTTAGATGAAGGACTTACAAAAACATATGATTGGATAAATAAGGAGTGTAAGAAATGAAAAACCCAATCATTATAACTGGTTGTGCAAGAAGTGGTACATCACTCACTGCAGGAGTAATTAACATTTGTGGTGCAGAGGGTGGAGAAATGAGTGGTGCAACTATTTATAACAAAAAAGGAATGTGAGAGAATAAGGTTGATATGAAGTTTAAATGTAAGCATTGTGGAGTTATAGTAAAGAGGGATGCAAGGGAAAGTATATTTAAGGAGTTTATAACTAAGCGTGGGTATAAGTCTTATTGTGCAAAAGCAGGTAAAGATGTATTTTTAAAGAGGGAGCCATGAAGAATATTATGTTGGGGAATTGATATGATAAAGAGTCCTATTCTTATAACAGGGTGTGCGAGGTCTGGTACTTCGATGACTGCAGGCGTAATACATAAATGTGGCGCATGGGGTGGAGAACTAGCACAGGCTACTCCATACAACAAAAAAGGTATGTATGAGAACAGAACGGTAGTGAATGAGATGGTTAAGCCTTTGTTTGTAGAATTGGGAGCAGACCCTATGGGACAGAAACCCCTCCCTAACATAAGGGACTTTGAAGAACAGAGCGGAAAGCTTTGGCATGAAAGATTTGAAAAGATAATGAGGACACAAGGGTATAAGGAGGGAAAGATAATGTATAAGGGAGCAAAGATGTGTCTGATGTGGACTTTATGGGATAGGGCTTTCCCAGATGCTAAGTGGATTATAGTACGAAGGAGAAGCGAAGATATAATTAGTTCTTGCATGAAGACAGGATTTATGTCTAAATATAAAGATAGGAACGGTTGGTTAGGTTGGGTCAGGGAGCATGTCAAGAGGTTTAAAGAAATGTATGAGAACAAATTAAATATTAGAGAAGTCTTCCCACAAGAAATGATAGATGGAAATTATATAGATATAGAATCAATTATAGAATGGTTGGGATTGGAGTGGAAAGAACAAACGGTAAAAGATTTTATTAGTCCTGACCTTTGGAATAAGGAGACAATATAATGGCAAGAGTAGATAGTGATGAGGTAAAAGAATTAATTGCAACGACTGAAACAATCACAGCACAGATAAATGCTGCGAATGTCCTGATAACAGAAGTATTAGGGAGTGAGACCACAATAACTACTGACCACTTAAAAGAATTAGAGAGGTGGGTAGCAGCCCATTTAGTGGCATGTTCTATTGAGAGGCAAGGAGTGGAGGAGAAGATAGGAGGAACAACGGTTAAGTATGTTGGTAATGCTGATAGGGAGGCAAGAAATTTGAATTTAACTTCCTATGGTCAACAGGCGATAATGTTAGATACGACAGGAAGATTAGCAAGTTTGGGTGGACGTAAAGCGAGGGTGGATACGGTTGATGCCATAGATATGACATGAGTTTTTTAACAAGAAATCACAATCAGACAATAACGTATTGGGGGAGTCCTACTAAAGACCAGTTCGGGACAAAGACTTTCGCAGACCCTGTACAGATAACAGGGAGGTGGGAGGATAGGACAGAAACATTTATAGACTCATCAGGCAGGGAGAATGTATCAAAGGCTTTTGTATTCGTGAGTCAAGATTTAGATTCAGAGGGCTGGCTATTTTTAGGAACAGATATTACTTCAGACCCAAAGACAGTAACAGATGCTTTTGAGATAAGACAGTTTATTAAGACACCTAATATGAAAGCGACAGACTTTGAACGAAAGGCTATATTGTAATGGCTAGAAGAAAAGCTATTAAAGTAACAGGATTAGATAGAGTAGTTCGTGGATTAAATGAGTCTTTAAAGAAGATAGAGAATAAGACAGTAGCAGGACTGCTAGAGGCAGCAATATTAGTAAGGGGAGAATCACAAAGAATAACTCCTGTAGACACAGGCAATCTTAGGGCTAGTGCGTATATTGTTTATGGGGGAGGGGATAAAACTCCAAAAGCAAGGGCTGCTAGCTCATTTAAAGTAAAGAAAAAGAAAGCAGGGGGGCAAGCTGTTGTTGATAGGCTTACAAGCAAACATAAACAAATAGTAGAAGAAAGAAAGGGAGGAACAGGCTGGGCAGAACCTTTTGCAGAAGTTGGGTACACAGCTTATTATGCTGTAGATGTACATGAAGCTCCTGCTGGGAGAACTTTCAAAGTTGGTCAGTCTAAGTTTTTAGAACAAGCATTAAGGAATAATTCAAGAAATATATTTAAAATTATACAAAGGAGGGCGAGTATAATATGAATAGCCCAGCAGTAGATATATCAGCAATACTTGCACTCTCTTCCTCAGCAACGAGTTTGACAGAGGGTACAGATTTATTTGTAAGTAGAGAGCCAACAAGACCTGATGCTGTAGTTTCTATATTTGACACAGGAGGATTTGAACCAGCATCAAGTACAGAGAGGAACGATTTTCCAACTATACAGGTGAGAGTCAGGAGTACAACTTATACTTTAGCGTATTCTACAATGGAGACAATCAAGGGAGTGTTACATAAATTTAAGAATACAACTATTAATAGCACATTGTATCAAGGGATATGGGCTTCTTCAGACATAATCTCTTTAGGATACGATAAGAACGATAGACCAACGCTGACTTTGAATTTTAGGATTCACAGAACGGCATAATTTTTTAACAGGTAAGGGAGGTGAAAAGGAATGGCAAGTTCAGGTTTTTCAGGAGTAGGTTCGACTTTCAAGAGGAATTCTGTAGCAGTAGCAGAAATAAATTCTATCAGTGGTTTTAATAAGACAAGAGATATTATAGATGTTACGACTTTAGATTCTACTGGTGGGTATCGAGAGAAGATAAGTGGATTTAGAGATGGTGGAGAAATTACTTTGAATATGAACTTCACTAGGGCTGGGTATGATTTATTCAACTTTGATTTTGAAAAAAACTCAGCTAATCAGACTTATGTTATAGTACTTTCAGATACTGCTGCAACAGAGTATTCATTTGGAGGTTGGGTTACTAACATCACATTGGACGTTCCACTTGATGACAAAGTAACTATGACAGTGACAATATCAATTGATGGTCAGATAACTCAGACATCATAATGGAGGACTATAACAATGGAGGAACCCTCCAAAGGAGGAACCCTCCCGAACAATTTAATTAAGAAAGAGGTGACTTATGTTCTTAACCAAAGAACAAATATTTGAAGTAAAAGATTTAAAAACAGAAAAAGTAAGCATTCCAGAATGGGGTGGAGATGTATTTGTAAGAACTTTAACAGGAGCAGAGAGAGACAAGTTTGAGAAGTCTATCTTTAATATTGATACAAACAAAAGGACTTTTGAAAATCTCAGAGCGAAATTAGTAGTGGCTGTTTGTGTTGATGAGGAAGGAAATCAATTATTTACTGAGAAGGATATATCAGCTCTTGGTAAGAAATCAGCTCACGCTTTGGATAAGATATTTGAAGTAGGGCAAAGGTTGTCAGGGATAACAAAAGATGATGTTGACGATATGTCAAAAAACTAAAGTCGCCAGAGCGAAGATTCTATTTTAGATTGGCTCTGGCGTTAGGAGTATGGCATCCTGATTATTTATTAGCAGGATTATCTCCCAGACAGGTGAAGGAGTGGGAAATGTATTACAGTGTAGAACCGTTTGGAGAAATACAACAATATTATCAGACAGCACAGATATGTTGTATATTAGCAAATGTTAATAGAGATTCAAAGAAACAACCACAACCATTTAAGGTTGAAGATTTTATGCCTAAATTTGAGAAGGAAACTAAAAAAGATAAGGTAGCATATATGAAAAAACAGATGACAGCAATGACTACTAAATTTGTTAAAAAGGAGGATAACCAAAGTGGCTAATGTTGGGACTTTGATGGTGACAATAGATGGTAATACCTATAAACTCCAAAGAGAGTTAAAGAAAGCCGAAAGGCAGCTGAAAAGGTTTTCTGGGAGAGCTACCAAAAGTTTTACTGCTGTTGGAGCAGTGGTTCGGAAAGTAAGGGGAATTGTGGCTATATTTGGGGCAGCTGTAGGAGTCACTATAGGATTGGCTACAAGGCAGTTTGTAAAGTTTGAAGATGCTCTGCTCGATTTACAGAAGGTGATGTTGGATAGTGAGGGGAGTGCTAAACAATTTATAGGAATTACTAAAGAGATATCAAACACCTTTGGTGAGGCAGCTTCAGAGGTTCTTCAGGGGGCAGCCAATTTTAAACAAGCAGGTTTCACAGTTCAGGAAGCATTCAAACTACAAGAGGTAGCAATGAAGGGAGCAACAGCCAGTCAATTATCAGTAGTAGATGCTTCTCAAAAATTGACAAGAATATTGAAAGGTTTTAAAGCCCCAGCATCAGAAGCACAGAGGGCTTTCAATCTTATTAATGCTGTATCAAATAAATTTGCAACGAGTTTCGGTGAATTGGCAACAGGTATGGCTCAATTTTCTCCTATTGCAAAACTGATGGGTTTCACAATGGAAGAAACAGCAGCCGTACTTACTCCAATTATAGAAGTGTTCGGGTCAGGGAGTGAAGCAGCTGTGGCTATGAGAACATCTATGTTGAGATTAACTAGCACACAAACTAGAAC